AGAAGTAAAGCAGATTGAGAAAAGACCGTTTTACTATTTAGCCGGACTACAGTATATGCTCAGAAATCATTTATTTAAAACCTCAGAGTATGAGGTGTTTATCTTGAATGAGGGCAAGAAAAAGAGAGATGTTTATAAGTTACCATTCTTCCCTGACAGGATAGCTCAGTGGGCTATCTTACAAGTTATAGAGCCGTTTTTACTGGCAAATATGACAGCAGATACTTACAGTGCAATTCCCGGAAAGGGAATACAACCTATAGTAGATGATCTGAGAGGACACTACAAAACAAAGATTGTAGACGGTAAAAAGAAATCCGTGTGGGTTCCATCAATACTCCTCACTGATGAAGAAAATACAAGGTACTGTTATAAGATTGATCTCCACCACTTTTACCAGTCAATAAATCACGAAGTCCTCAAACAGAAATACCGGAAAGTATTTAAAGATCCTGAGCTTTTGTGGGTACTGGATGAAATAGCGGATAGTATCAACACAGCTACAGCGGATGATTTAATTGAGTTATCTCTATCTGGGGAGGTAGAGGTTGATCCTAACATAGGGATCCCGATAGGGAACTATATGAGCCAATACAGCGGCAATTTTTATCTTAGTTCTTTCGATCACTGGGTTAAGGAAGTTTTACACGTTAAGCACTATTACAGGTATATGGATGATGTGGTTATTTTTGCCTCAACAAAAGAGGAGTTACACGAAATTCATAAGAGAGTAACGGCTTACACAAGAGATTATTTACACCTAAGTATTAAAGGCAATTATCAGATATTCCCTACAAAAGTGAGAGGTGTTGACTTTGTAGGTTACAGGTTCTTTGGAGAATATACATTACTCAGGAAGAGTACCGCTATCAATTTTAAGCGGAAAATGAGAGCTTGTAGAAAGAAAATGGAAAATAACATACCACCTACTTACAGTGAGTGGTGTTCGTTCAATAGCTATAAAGGCTGGCTTGGAAATTGTGATAGCTATAGGTTATCGAAAAAGTACATAGAGCCTCTTATAGAATATATGCAAGATTATTATGAAAGGGAGGTAAAAGATCATGCAGAAGTTTACAGATGTTATGTCCAGTGCGGATAAGGTTGAGGCTCTGGAGATCACTGAGGAGACTGTAATTGTCAGATCTGGTATTACCCGTGTTAAGGAACCCGGTACAGAAGATGAGCCGGGATTTACCGGGTGGAAGATTGAGACAGAGGAAGTCTATGAGAAAGATGAGTATATTAAGCTCATGGCTGAGAAAAATGACTCTCTGGATCAACAGGCTACAGATCTCCAGCTTGCTCTTGCTGAGGTCTATGAGCAGATTATTTCTTAAGGAGGTGTGAGAGATGGCTAAGATTTATGCTGATCTGATCCGAAAGGGTTTAAAGACTCTGGAGGATGTTCCTGAGAGACTCAGGAAACAGGTTGAGGAGATTTTAGGCGGTGAGGCTTGATGTTGTTCAGTCTCATTCTTAAAACAATCTTACGAAAGGAGGTAGCGGTCATGGCTGTAATTTATGCAACCCTTATCATCAAGGGTAAGAAAACCTTTGCAGAGGTTCCGGCAGTCCTCAAGGACAAAGTAAAAGAGATCCTGATTGATCTGGAAGTCCCGGAGCTGGCAGAGTAAAGTAAGCCTGAAAGGTTGAGGGTAACAGTTTTGTTACCCTCATTTTTATTTCTGGCAGAAAGGAGGATCTCAGTGAGTGGAGGATAGAGATATTGACTTTGAGCACAGACTTACAGAAGTTGAGCAAAGAGCAAAAAGCAATACCAAAAGACTTGATGAGCACGATCAGGAGATTAAAGAGAATAACAATCTCATAGGTGCTATCAAAGAGCTTGCCACAGAGGTTAAGTACATGAGAGAGGATCTTAATGATACAATCGAAAGACTTAATAAGCTGGAGGGTAAAGACAGTGACAAGTGGGAGAAATTCAAGTGGTTACTTGTAGCCGGGTTAGTAACTATTGTACTGGGTTCTTTAGCCGTACAGGTGGGGCTAAAGTAGGAGGTGATCCACTTTATCTATCTGAGGATAATTACAGTGATACTCCTCAGATTATTACTCACTGTAAATAAGATTTTTGGAGGTATTTTATGAACCTGAAAGTAAGAGTAAAAAATCCTGTTTTCTGGGTGCAGATTGTACTTAGTATCCTGACTCCGATTCTTGCATATGCCGGATTAACAGCTCAGGATCTTACTACATGGAGTAAGGTTGGAGAGCTCATTGTAGGAGCTATTTCTAATCCTTATGTCCTTTCCTTAGTAGCGGTATCAGTTTGGAATACATTAAACGATCCGACTACAAAGGGCTTAGGAGACAGTGAAAGAGCAAAGAGTTATACAGATCCACAGTAATTATTATGAGGGGAGCACTTCACAGGTGCTCTCTTTATTTTTGCCTGAAAGGAGTGAGGGCAGATGTTAAGTAAAACAAATTTAGAGATTTTAGTAAAAATCATTTATGCGGTTGAGACAGGAGGACAGGTTTACGGAAATTGTAGATATAATGATTTCACAGAAGCCTACACAAACTCCTCAAGTGAGACAGCTATTACCATTGGAGCCGGACAGTGGTTTGCTGGGGAGGCTAAGACACTCCTCCAGAAAATTAAAGAGAAAGATCCTGATACTTTCAAAAAGCTGGACTCTAAGGGTGAGATTGCGGCAGATCTTAAGAGTGCAGATTGGAGTAAGTACCAGTTAAAGAAGAGCTCAGCAAAGGCTAAGACTATTGTTAAGATCATCTCCTCAGCCGCCGGGAAAGAGGTACAGGACAGCCTTGTTAGAGAACAGATGGAAAAATATGTTGCTGAGGCTGAGAAGCTGGGAGTAACAGATCAGGCGGCTCTTATGATGTGTGCTAACTTTAGACATCAGGGAGGCTTAAGTGCAGTTAAGAGGGTACTGGGTAAGACTGAAAAGCCTTATACACTGGATCATATTTATTCCGCTTGCTGTACTGATACAGGTAATCAGGTAGGGACTTATAAGTCCCGTCAGAAATTTGTATATACCACCTTAAAAAGTAAGGTGAATAGCAATGTAAAGGAGGAAACCAAAATGGGAGTAACAGCACAACAGATTATTGATATTATGGACAGTTGGGTAGGGCTTAGCAGAGCAAAAGGCACTCACAAGCCTATCATTGATCTGTACAACAGTCACAAGCCTTTAGCCCGTGGCTATGCAGTAGGCTACAATGATAGCTATTGTGATACCACAGTATCAGCGGCATTTATTAAAGCCGGGGCTGTGGATCTTATCGGAGGTACTGAGTGTGGAGTTGAGGAGCACGTTAAACTCTTTAAGAAAGCCGGGATCTGGATTGAAGATGGAACCATTACCCCGGAGGCTGGTGATATCGTAGTATTTAACTGGGATGATGCTACTCAGCCTAATGATGGATACTCAGATCATATCGGTATTGTAAGATCTGTAGCCGCTAAGAATTTTGAGACTACTGAGGGTAACATGAGCGGCGGTATTGTAGGTCACAGGACTGTAGCTATCGGATGGGGCTATATTCGTGGATTTGCAAGACCTAAATACGCAAAGGCTACCAGTTCTACACCTAAGCCGGAAAAGACGGATACAGGGGCAAATACGAAGCCTACAGGGGCTACTACAACAGCTAAAACTTACACTGTAAAATCTGGAGACAATCTTACAAAGATTGCTAACAAGGTTGGGACTACAGTACAGGTATTAGTTGACCTGAATAACATCAAGAATAAAAATCTCATTTATGTGGGACAGGTTCTTAAGTTACCGGGTACAAAGGGCTTTTGTGTAGGTTGTAGAGTGAGGGTGAATAAATCCGCTACTCACTATGCTACAGGTCAGAAGATCGCAAGTTTTGTAAAGGGATCAGAATACAAGGTTATTCAGGTAGGATCCGGTAAGTGTTTACTTGGCGGTATTGTGAGCTGGGTAAACAATTCAGATTTGACACTCTTATAATCCAAAAGGGTTATTTTGAGAGGGCTATCAGTGTAAGGGCTGGTAGCCCTATTTTTTTTTGTCTAAATTTCAGGAGATTTCTGGTTATTACTCAAATAATAAGTAATATGGGTTTACATAGTATCAAAAAGATGTATAATAAGTATGAGATATTATGACAAACCTGTACAAGTTCTATAAACAGGAGGAAAACAGGATGGTACAGGAGAAAACAAGAGCGGTATTTTATGCAAGGGTATCTACAGAGGAGGAGAGACAGCTCAACGCTCTGGAGAAACAGGTAGCTGAGTGTAAAGATGCTATTTTACGGAAAGGGTGGAAATTAGTAGATCAGTATGTTGATGAGGGAAAGAGTGGTACTCAAATAAAGAGGAGAGATGAGTACAAGAGATTATTTGAAGATCTGGAAAGTGATAAGTTTGATATTGTAGTTATCAAGTCACAGGACAGACTCCAGAGAAATACTTTAGACTGGTACATCTGGATAGACCGCCTTACTACTCACGAGAAAAAGTTGTATATGTACATTGAGGATACTTTCTACTCCCCGGATAATGCTCTTATCTCCGGGATCAAGGCTATCTTAGCTGAGGAGTACAGTAGGGAGCTCAGTAAGAAGATCAACAACAGCTATAAGAGAAGAATAGAGGCGGCTAAGAACGGGGAGAAAATCTCTATAGTAAATAACTCAAGATCCTTAGGATATGATAAAGTCAATGGTGAGCTGGTAATCAATGAGAAAGAGGCTGAGGTTGTAAGGATGATCTTTAATATGTACGCCTCAGGGGAGGGCTTGAGAGCTATCTCTAATACTCTTTATGACATGGGGTACAGAAACAGATCAGGGAATGAGATTGATCCTACTACTATCTCAAGAATGTTATCAAGT